TCCAGTCTGACCATCGTAAACTAGTTTGTTACGATAGCGTGCCATGACATCACGCAGATATTGTTCTGCCTTGACCTTAGGTAGATTGCCAACGTCAATGTAGAAAATTCTACGCTCAGGTGCGCGAGACAATCTGTAGATAACCAGAGAATCTTCAATCATTCTCAACTGGTTGAGTGACTTGATTGCCTTGTGAAGGAAACTCAAGTTCATCTTCTTGTTCAGATCCATCAGACCTGAAGTAGATTGTGCGATAGCATCAGCAGCAATCTTGATACCTTCTTGGTTACTCCAATCCATTGCACCAGTAACCATTGGAGTGTTACCTGCAAATCCTTTTGGATTATAGATGTAAAACTCGATGTAATCACCGTAGTCAAACTGCATCGCAGATCCCTTCTCCTGCTCAGTCTTATTGGGATCTGATCCTTTTAGTTTGTGTCTAACTTTTCTGATCTTGAGCGAATCAATGTAGCGTAGTTCCAAGATTCCTTTCTTGGGATTGTCAAGATCGATTACTTTATGGTAGTGACAACGACCGTCAACATACCAGTTACGAATAATTTCGTGTGCATTGATATTGAAATCCATCATGCGTAGAATTCTGTTGAATTCATCGCGCATTTTCTTTTTGACACCAGCGCCTACTTCTAGATTCTGTAGGTCAATCTCTACTGGTTTGTCGTCACCGTCATTAACAACAAACTCATTCACGATTTCGTCGATTGCCGTATCCACCTCGGGGTGGAGTGACATGTCGCGATATCTGCGAATGAGTTCGTATTCGTTTCTTGAGTTTTGTCCACCCGATGTGTCAACATAGGTGCCAAAGTATCCACCTGCAACGGTGGACACTGATGCTTCATTGTTAGGAGGGACAGGGGACTGACCTTGCTGTCCCTCCTTTTTATTAATAATAAAACCAAATAGTTGACTCATCAGTCGTAAACAGATCTATTCCTAGATCTATTTATCAGTCTTCAACTAGGCGAGAATCACCGATGCCAGACTTGACGCCAGAGACTCCATTCTGGGAGTCACCTGCGACTGCCTTCCAGTAAGAATACTGGAACTCAACTGTGAACTCTTCGATCTGATCGTTGCTGTCATAAGCAAGGTCGATCTGAGAGACGTTAGTTGGGAATGCATAGAAGAGATTATACTGACGTAGAACCTCACCAGATTCGGAAGCATTCTTCTCAAGTTGCTTGACCTTGAGGAGTCTGGTGTAACCATCAGTCTCACTTGGTGTGAACAGAGGTGAGTTGTTGGTTTCGTGTGAGTTGATTGTTGCCAACCACTGCTCGAAGTATGCACGGATCTTCATCTCTTTGTCGTTGACAAAGGTTGCGGTCCATGTATCGAAGGTGCGGTCACCAGCGATCTTAACAGTTCTGCCACGGAAAGGAACTTCAATTACACCCAAGTTGGATGCGGGAAGTGCAGCAGACTTACAGAGCAGGTTGATCATGTCGGCATCACCATCTGCACCCGATACTTCGGTTGGGAAAGCGATATCGACAATGAACATATTAGGCTTGACGCCTTGTCCAATATCAGAAATAAAGTTGCTTAACTTAGTTGCCATTGTTTTCTTTTAACCTCGTTTGTTGTTTATGATGGAACCTTAGATCAGCGACCTACAACTTCACTGAAGGTAACTCCAGTCTTGGTTGCAGTGAATGTAACTGTGATGAAGTTGATCGAGCGGGTTGGTTTTACATAAACTTCAGCAACAAACTCGTTGCGATCAATAACGTCAGGGGTGTTGTTTGACTCATCGCAGATAACGAGGTAGTCTGTAACACCTCTACGTGCCTGAACCTCGGAGAGGTAGGAGTTGAGTGCGCCAGCGAAACCAGCTCTTGTGGTTGCATCGTTCTGCTCGAACAGGACGCCTTCAGCAAGTCTGCGTGCTCTCTTCTCAAGGTTGAGGAAGAGACGGCGAACGTTGATACGATCGAATGCAGAAGGTGCAGATAGTGCAGTCTTGTCACCGAATAGGGTGATGCCTTGTCCTCTTAGACCAACAACAGGGTTGATGCGTGCTTGATACAGCTCGTCTCTGTCTGCCTTATTAGGATTGTATGCCATCTTAACTGCGTTAAGAATGCCACCACGGTTGAGACCAGCAGGTGAATACCAGTCTTCCTGTAGGTTAGAAGTCTGAACGCAAAGACCAGCAACGTCACCGTTGCAAGGGATGTAGCGATAGACATCGTTGAAGCGATCATAAACATACTTGTAACCACTGTCGAATACAGCGTAGGAAGTAGAGGTTAGATCTGAGAAGAACGCAAGGGTGTTCTCTTTCTGTTGTGTGGAAGTTAGAGCACCGCCAGAGGAAGCGATCTGATTTCCTTTGTGTGGAGAAACGAATGCGATTGCATCCTTTCTTGCTGCAGCAATTGCGATTACCTTAGTTGCCTTAGACTTAGTGTCAGACTCCTGCGTCATGGATCCACCCATGAGAACGAAGTCGATCTCGGTTTCTTCGGTGTCAGCAAACAGATCCATTGCAGAACCAAACTGACCAGCAGTGTAACCTGCGCCATCAGCACCGTCTTCGAGTCTGTCGTTGAATGCACCGAACTGAACGAATGCACCAGCGGTTGCAGTTGAAGCAGTGCCTATAGCAATTGTTCCACCGAGGTTTGCATCAGTAGCAGGTGCAGCACCTTGGAAAAGATATGCAGACTGTTCGTTGATTACAGACTTGTAGTAGATGTTGCCACCTTCTGCATCGCGGGCATCAGTCAGTTTTGAAAGATATGTAAATCTCTCTACTAGTGTTCCAGAAACTCTATCGATAACAGCAAAGTGAACTGCATCATTAGAGAATCCATTGTCCAGTGCAAACTGAGTTGAAGCAGGGCGAGGTCCGATTGTAGATAGTGCAACGCCTTCGACTGAAGTATTCAGATACCAATCTTTAGCAGAAGAAACTCCAGTTTCGTCATCAACAATAGTTGCTACGGTAACTACAATGTCAGATCCACCACCGATGTCAGCACCAGCAAGAGTGATTGTATCGTTGAGAGAATAACCATCACCAGCAGCGACTAGAGATACGGTAACAGAACCACCTTCTCCAGGAGTACCACCTTCGTTTCCAGCGTCAGCAATGACAACTTGGAACTGAGCACCATTAGCATCAGCAGCAGGGGTGTAAGTTCCAGGAGTTCTTGCTGTCTCTGCAGCACCATTGTGAGTGAAAGATGCAATTGGATCCTCAGTTTCAGTAATTGTATCTGCAACGGTAATAGCACCGCCAGTCAGATTTAAAACATCTACTGTTCTTGTGCCAGCATCCCAAGCAATAACTTTAGCAGTTTTTCCACTTGCAAAAGTTAGAGTTGCACCGAGAACTGGTGTTGTGTCGGGTGCTTTGTCGAAAACAATTTTTTGATCAGCACCACGGTCAACTAGAACTCCTGCGAGTCTGTTGCCATGTGTTCCTGCAGATCTTGCAGCGAAGACTTCGGAGGTGCCTGTACCTGCCATCCAGTCTTCTTCGTTCTTGATCAGAACACCAGCGCCACCAGTAGTTGCGTTGAGTGCTCCTGTGCTTTCTGCACGAACAACAGCGAGTCTGCCGCCGTAGTTGAGAAACTCAGATGCAACCATCCAGTCCTCAGCATGAGAGGTTGGTTCACCGAATGTATCGATCAGTTCTTTTTGAGTATTGATGTTAACAATTTCACCGATTGGTCCCTTAGCAAAAGATGAGGCGTGTGCAGCTCTAATAGCCAACGCACCTGTCACGACAGCATTAGTAAGGTCACGCTCCTTGATTAAAATTCCAGGCGAGACTTGACTTGCCATGTTTTTCTCCTTGGTGTGTCCAAAATTAATCTAAAATTATTTATTATTTTGAACTCCTTGGGTGGGGAAACAATGCATGAACACGCTACCAGTCTGGATAGTCACTTTTAGAAGGCATGTCAGTCTTTCGTGACTTCATAACTCTATCAATGGTGCATTCTTTACATTCATATGAATAGGAAGATGGTAGATCTCCCCTGACTCTTCTGATCAAGTAGAAGTCTTCCAGCAAATTTTTTGTAAGATGACATGTCCTACACTTCCTTTCCTTTAGAAGCAAATGATCTAATTTAAACTGGTCGTCTAAGTTCATCTAAAATCCCACATATAAGAAACGTCTTCCTGAGTGTCTCCATATTGCCAGACAGTTCCATCGTCTACAAATCCTTCATCACCTTCTAGACCTGTGGTGATGAAACCAAACGGTGCCATGTCCTGTTCAATTTGATTTTTTTGTTCTTGGTATATACGTTGACGAACATCATTATCTGTGAGTTCTTTAAAGTAATCCTGCTGGACCAACCAGGCGAAGATAACCATACACATTACAAGGTCGTCATGGAATCCTTCGTCTGCCTCAAACGATTGTTTCTTCTGAATGAATGTGGTCAACTCATTGATAATGTCATAGTCATTAAAGATAAGTTTGTCATCCTCTACAATCTGTTTGAGGTTGGCACATCCTACCTTCTTAACTGTTACACTCATCTTGACACCAAGTTGTGTCTTGTTACCAGAAAATCCCTGTCCAACAATCTGACCTGCACGTCCACGCATTGCACACATCAGGACGTTAGGATATTCCAGATCATAGTTTAGAATCGATGCTACAGAATCTCCAACGTCATTGACTTCGCAGAGAACCCATCCATTATTATATGCACGGGCAACGTCATTGATGACATTGGGGAACAGCATCGGTTTAATTTCATTATTTCTATACTTTGCCACAATCTTATATGGCACAGTAGTAATGTCATACACAATGAAAGCAGAATAGTCGCCACCGATGCCACGACTAACGTCAACTGTCAATAAGTATTCGTTCTTTTCTTTTGGTGGTTCGTAGATATCGAGACCTTTGTTTCTAGTAACAGGATCTACAAACGCTAATGCTTTCAACTTGGCAGCAGAGATCAATGTGTCAACCGATCCAAGGAACTCACACTCAAACTCCTGTGTGAACTGTCGCTCAGATGTGTTCTTGATCGTTTCTTCTTTCCACTTATCATCTCTGCCTGGCACCTGCGACCAGTGGACTTCATGGTAAGTGTATCCGTTTCTACCATTGGTTGCATCTGTCCACATCTTATAGAAGTGGTTCATACCCTGAGGGGTAGAGATGATGATTACCTTCGTGCTTTTACCAGAAGTAATAGTAGGATAAACAGATGCAAAGAACGAGTCAGCAATGTGATTTGGGACGAACGCGAACTCGTCGAGAAAGATGATGTTGAACGACATACCTCGGACAGCACTTGCAGATGTAGAAGCTGCCAATATTTTACTGCCATTTTCTAACTCAATGTTTCCTTTGTTCCATACTACCACGCCTTGCTGGATCCACTTAGGTAGATTCTCATATGCTGTAGCTAATCTTGCTAAAAGATCTCGCGCTGTCGATGCTTTGTTTGCTAGGATACCTACGTTAACGTTGTCGTTAAAAATTAGGTAGTGCAAAAGATACGAAACCACCGTAGTAGACTTACCAGTCTGTCGTGGTAGCTTCGCAATGTTAAACCTATTATTGTGAAACTTCTCAATCAGTTCTGTTTGAAAGTCCCACATTTTAAATGGCACCAGACCTTCGTCAAGTGAGACGATCTTCACATAGTTCTTTGTGAAGTATACAGGGTCTTCCTTACACTTGATAAATTCTTGGACTTGTTCTTTCGTAAAGTCAATCTGGACGTTCGCTTTCTTTAGAAGCGGGTTGCCAAGATAAATCTGATCGGATGCCATAAGAAAACTAGTTCACCACTAGTATTTATTTGTCCCACCACTTGCCTTCTTTCTCATCGGCAAACTTCTCAAGATCTTCGAGACGTTTCTCCCAGTTGTCGCCACCTTCAGCGCCTTTCTGGGGATTGATGCATTGGTTGTCGCTTAGTTTGTTGCAAACAAGACCAGCGAGATCTCTTTCATTTCCTTTAACACCTGTGCC